GGTAACGCGCGACCCCGATTGTTTTTTAGCGACAGAAAATTTCAAAAAGGGACCACATGACAGCCAAGCCAGAAATAGGTTCAGACCGCTACACACCAGGCCGATTGTCAGCAGAGCTAGGCATCGATAATCGCAAAATGCGCGAGATTTTGACGGGTATAAATCCTATCGAAACGCGCGGAAGTCGAAAGTATTATTTGCTTCGAGATGTTATTCCGGCAGCTAGTAAATATATCGCTGGACCTAATGTCGTCGATCTAAATGCAGAGCGTGGTCGAAAGCTGGCAGCAGAAGCAAAGTTGGTTGAGATCGAGCTTGAAGAAAAACGTGGATCGCTTGTCTCCATCGAGGACGTTTCAAACGCATGGGCTGAAGTTATTGCGTCATGCAAATCACGATTGCTTGCAATGCCAGCGAAATTAGCGCCAGTTGTTGCGGTCGAAGATAATCCATCGATCTGCAAACAAATGATTCAAGATCAAGTTTACGAAGCACTAGAGGAATTATCTGGGTGGGTGAATGAGTATGCAGAAGAAGTCACAGATGATGCGTCTAATGATGCAAGTGGCAGAGATGCTGAAACCGCCTCCAGTGATGACGGTGAGTCAATGGGCTGACGCTGAACGTCGCTTATCACCTGAGTCATCTGCGGAGCCTGGTCGATGGTATACGTCACGCGCTGAATATAGTCGTGGCATCATGGACGCTTGCAGTGATCCGACTATTAGGCGCGTTATTGTTATGTCATCAGCCCAGGTCGGCAAAACTGAAGTGCTACTAAACATCATCGGCTATTGTATCGATCAGGATGCGAGTCCGATTTTATGCGTTCAACCGACGCTCTCGATGGGACAAGCATTCTCGAAGGATCGCTTGGCTCCAATGTTGCGTGATACTCCAGCGCTTAAAGGTAAAGTTAAAGACCCTCGATCAAGGGATAGTGGTAACACAACTCTATCGAAGCAATTTCCAGGTGGATCAATAAACATCGTTGGCAGTAACTCAGCAGCAGGCCTTGCATCGCGTCCTATTCGAGTTGTGCTTGCTGATGAGTTGGATCGATGGCCTTCGAGCGCTGGCACTGAGGGCGATCCTCTTAGATTGGCTGAAAAACGCGCAACAACCTTTTGGAATAGTAAGATCGTCATCGTTTCGACGCCAACGGTTAAGGACGCAAGTAGGATAGAAGCTGAGTTTCTTGATAGCGATCAAAGACAGTTCTGGGTTTCATGTGCTGACTGTGGTGAAGAGCAAACGCTGAAATGGGCTCAAGTGCAATGGCCGGATGGTGAGCCACTCAAAGCAGTTTATGTTTGTGAATGTTGCGGATCTACTTGGCATGATGCTGCACGTTACAAAGCAATCTCTAAAGGTCGATGGATCGCTGATAAGCCTGGTGGCACAACTGCTGGCTTTAGATTGAGTGGCCTATATTCACCCTGGATTGCGTTGGGTGACGCTGCAAGAGATTTTCTCGAAGCTAAACGGATGCCAGAAACCTTGCGCGTGTGGATCAACACGTTTTTGGGCGAACCCTGGATTGAGCAAGGTGAAGGGGTGCAGGACGATGAAATTCCTGGTCGCGGCGAAGATTATGATGGCGTTCCAAATGAAGTTTTAATGCTAACCGCTGGCATTGATACGCAGAATGATAGATTGGAGATCGAGGTTTTAGGTCATGGCGAAAATGAGGCAGAAACGTGGAGCATAGACCATCATATAATCTATGGCGATCCAAGTGCGCCGCAAATTTGGAACGATCTCGATTTATATTTGAGCCAAAAATTTGAACGCGACGATGGGAAGCTACTAGGCATAAGATGCGCTGCAATCGATAGTGGCGGTCATTATACACAAGCGGTTTACGACTTTGTTAGACCTAGAGAAAGGCGCGGAATATTTGCAATTAAAGGTGTGGCTGGGGAAGGTAAAGCAATTGTTAGTCGGCCTGGTAGAAACAATATTGGAAAGATCAGACTTTTCCCGGTCGGAGTTGACACTGCCAAGGAGTTGATATACGCGCGTTTGAGGATTAACATACCTGGACCTGGTTATTGTCACTTTCCGGCGCGTTATGATAATGAATATTTTGAGCAACTAACGGCAGAGCAAGTTGTCACGAAGTTCTCAAAAGGATTTAGAAAGCGCGAGTGGAAAAAGACAAGAGCTAGGAACGAAGCCCTCGATCTCAGGGTTTATAATTTAGCGGCTTTTGCCATTGCGAATATTAACGTGAAGGCATTGGCAGATAAGGAAGCGGAGGCCAGGGAGAAACCACCGCCGAAACAAAATGAGCGGGTTGTGCCAAGAGTCAGACGCAACTTTGCAACTAGTTGGAGGTGAGTTTGGCTAATTTATTCGATCCAGCAAATTCACCAACGACAGAGCCCTTGACAGTGGTAGTAGGCGACAGGATTTCCTGGCGAAGGGTGGATATAGGCACTGATTATCCAAACAATCTTTACACCGCCACCTATGTCGCTCGGATCACTGGAGGCGGTGCAAACGAAATTCAACTAACTGGCACTGCATATAACGACGACTATTTATTCACTGTTTCCAGCGTCGATAGTGCTGACTTTGCTCCAGGCTATTATCACTGGCAACTTGAGATCGTTCGAGATAGCGACAGCGAAAGAATAGTCATCGACCGTGGCGACTTCACTGCCATCGTCGATCTCGATGTTAATCAAAGCGATCCTCGAAGCCACGCTGAAATCATGCTCGATAAGATTGAGACGGTTCTGCAAGGTAGGGCTGATGGTGACGTTTTAAGTTATTCGATCAACGGTCGTTCTCTCTCGAAGATGCCACCAAATGAACTGGTCCAATGGCGTGATTATTATAAACGCGAAGTGGTGATGGAGCGTCGCAAGGAGCGCGTTCGTCGAGGACTGCCAACAGGCGCAACAATCGTGGCGAGGTTTTAACGATGGCATTCTGGGATCGATTCCGCCGGAAAGAAGAAACTAAAATCAATCGTCGATCATATGCAGGCGCAAGAGGTGGTCGGCTCTTTGGTGACTTTGGTGGATCGAGCAACAGTGCCGATAGTGAATTACGTTTTACTTTAGAAACGCTCCGCAATCGCAGTCGAGAGCTAGTGCGCGATAATGAATATGCTCGCCGTTATATGCAGCTTCTAAAAACTAACGTGGTTGGTGATCGAGGATTTCATCTACAGGTCAAGGCTCGCAATTCTGATGGCTCTCTCGATCAAGCTGGTAACACAATCATCGAAAACGCTTTTCGTTCGTGGGGTCGATTAGGCAATCCAACCATCGATGGCAAAATGTCATGGCTCGATCTTCAGCGTCACGTTATTGAAACGATGGCTAGAGATGGCGAATGCTTTGTTCGTAAGGTTCGAGGTAAGCAATATCGAGATGGATTTGCGTTACAGCTTCTCGAAGCGGATTTGATCGACGAAAAGAAGAATGAAACGCTCGATAATGGCGGTCATATTCGGATGGGTGTGGAAATGAACCGCTCTCATCGGATCGTCGCTTATTGGGTGCTGACTGCTCACCCTGGAGATCGTTATTTCACAAATCACCAGCAGCGTCATATTCGCGTTCCGGCTGAAGAAATATTGCATATTTATATGCCAAGTAGATCGCATCAAACACGCGGTGAGCCATTTATGACGCCAGCCTTATCAGCGATGAAACAACTTATGGCATTTAGAGAAGCTGAATTGATTGCAGCTCGAATTAGCGCATCAAAGATGGGCATCCTTACCTCGCCAGGTGGTGAGGAATATGTCGGCGACGATACTTCAGACAATTACATGCCTGTCATAGACACTCAGCCTGGATCATGGCACGCTCTGCCTGCTGGGTATCAAATGGAGATGTTCGATCCTAAGCATCCTAATACTGGCTTCAATGAATTTGAGTCGGCAATGCTTCGAGGTATCGCTTCTGGCCTTGGTGTTAGCTATGCAGCGCTGTCTAACGATCTTTCTAGCGTCAATTACTCTTCGATCCGACAAGGTGCTTTAGATGAGCGTGATGGTTATCGTGCATTGCAGCAATTTATGATCGAGCATTTTGTCGAGCCTGTATTCCGCGAATGGCTGCTAACCGCAATGGATTTTGGAGCTATTCCAATTCCAGCAACCAAGCTCGACAAGTTTGCAGACAATGCGATGTTTAGAGGCCGTGGATGGAACTGGATCGATCCACTCAAAGAAATGAACGCAGCGGTCGTTGGTTTGCAAAACGGCATTTTATCGATGCAAGATGTTTCAGGACATTATGGTCGAGATGTCGAAGAAACATTTAGTCAGATCAGCAGAGATAAAGAATTAGCCACTCAATTTGGTTTGAGTATGAGTTTTGAACCATTTGGCGCTCCTAAAGCACCAGCGATGACTGATGGTGGCGATGATGGCAACGTATAAAGGCATCGATATCGATACCAAACCAACTGAGGCAATGGCTGAAGAGGCGCAACGTGGCCTGGATTGGAGAGCAGAATTTGGTCGAGGTGGCACTGCTGTCGGAGTTGCTCGCGCTCGTCAATTAGTAAATCGCCAAGAGTTATCACCAGAGACAGTGAAGCGAATGGCTTCTTATTTTGCTAGGCATGAAGTTGATAAGCAGGGCGAAGGTTATTCTCCTGATGAAGATGGTTATCCTAGCGCTGGTCGAATTGCATGGGCATTATGGGGTGGCAATGCTGGCCAATCCTGGGCAAATGCTAGAGTAGAGCGCATGAAGAACATAGATGAAGAGGAGCGTGGTTACATGGAAGAAAAAAGACCTTATCCAAACGAACACGCCGCTCGCATTAGTGATCCATCACAATATGATGAATTTGCCAGAGAAGAGGTGGCAACGGGCGTCGATTTCATATATGGAATAAAGGACGGTGAGAGTGAGCTTCAATCAGTGCGCTTCGATGCTGAAGTATTTAGCGAAGGCGAAGCTAGAGAATGGCTGGAGGAACATGACTTGGAACCGATAGAATTTGAACCAGCGATGGAACAGCAGCCGGAAGAAGAAGAGCGCTTTGATCGTTCTGATTTGCAACAGCGTTCATTCCATTTCGAGCCAGGTGTGATCGACGAAGAACGTCGCACAGTTCGTCTTGGTGTTTCTAGTGAAGAACCTGTCGAGCGCAGCTTTGGTTTAGAAGTAATCGACCATCGCGCTGGATCAATGGATCTTAAATTTTTGAATAGTGGCCGTGCGCCGCTCCTGTTAAATCACGACATGGAGCGCCAAATCGGTGTTGTGGAATCTGTTCAGCTAGATGAGGATGCTCGCCGTCTACGGGCATTGGTTCGGTTCTCTCGATCCGAGCCTGGCGAATCTATCTGGAGGGATGTCGTCGATGGTATTAGGCAGAATATTTCAGTCGGATACCGCATCGACGGGCGTATCGAGGAGAAAGACGATTCCGAGGAGATCTATCGGGTTCGCACAACTCCAATGGAGATTTCAATCGTTTCAATTCCAGCAGATCAGTCAAGTCTGGTGGGTGTTGGGCGAGCGGCTCCGCAACCCTTAAACCAAACCATCGAAGTGAAGGAGGCCAAAATGGCTGACGAAGTAAATCTCGATGAGGTACGGGCTGAGGCTGCTCAGGTCGCTCATCGCAACGCAAGCGAGATAATGAAACTCGCTCGCCGTCATAACAAAGCTGATCTTGGTGACAAAGCTCTGGAGCGCGGCATTTCTGTCGAGCAATTCCGAGGTGAGTTGTTGGACGCACTTGAGAGCAAACCTCTCGACGTAAATCCAGCAGCAGTCGAAGCCAAACCAGCCGAGCGTCGTCAATACTCTTTGGGTCGGATGATCCAAGCTCAAGTTCGCGGCGATTTCTCAAAAGCTGGCTTCGAGCGCGAAATGCACCAGGAAATCGAGCGTCGCACAGGCAAAGCATCACAGGGCTTCTACGTTCCTGATTTTGCTTGGCGTTCCGGCATCATGACAACCGCTGCAACTGGCGCAATCTCTGGTGAGAATGTTTCTGACAGCTTCGTTCCAACCATCCATCGCTCGGACCTTTTCATCGAAGCTCTTCGCGCGAAACAAGTCATGGCTGCTTTAGGTGTGACTTATATGGGTGGCCTGACAAATCGCATCTCCATCCCGAAAATTGCAACGGGTGCTGCTGCTGGCTTTGTTGAGGAATCAGGCTCTGTTGCAGATCAGTCTCCAACTGATGCGGCTGTTACACTTCAGCCACGCACACTTGGCGCTTATGCTCAAGTATCGCGTTTGTTGGCCCTTGAGAGCATCCCTAGCATCGAGCAAATCGTGCAGGACGACCTTCTCCGGTCCATCGCCGATAAGATCGAATACTATGCGATCCAGGGTTCCGGCTCATCAGGACAGCCAACAGGCATCTTGAACAACGGTAGCGTCGGCAATGTCGATATATCGGCTGGCACTGACGTTGATGCGCTAACTTGGGCTGACATCACAACGCTCGTTCAGACTGTTGAGCAAGCAAATGGCGTCGTAAACCAAGCTGCTCTTGGCTGGTTATCCAACCCGAAAGTGAAAGCTAAATTGGCTAACACTGCTCGCGTTGGTTCTACCGATAGCGTCATGCTTCTGAACGATCCTTGGAACAACCTCTATGGTTATCGCGCTGAGTTCACAAGCAACGTGCCTTCCACACTTGATCCAGGTGACGGTGGCAACGACGCATCTGCGCTTATATTCGGGGACTTTAGTCAGCTTATGGTTGGCCTTTTTGGATCCCCGTCCATAATCGTGGACCCATACACCAACAGCAAATCAGGTGACGTGGTTATCTCGATCATGCAAGAAGTTGACGTTGCTCTTCGCAACCCAGTTTCTTTCGCGATCACAGATGAAGTATCCACTGCTTGATCTGATTAACGGAACGGGGTGGTGGTTTCGATTGCCACCCCAATCCACCTTGGAGCAAATATGAAGCTAGTTATTTCCAAAAAAACCTTCTCTGCAATTCATGGTCGCAATCTATGGCCTGGTGATAGTGTCGAGCTTCCAGATCATATTGCTGAAAAAATGGTCGCTCGCGGGGAAGCAGAACAAGTTAAAGAAGCAAAGCGCGGTCGCTCTCGCGGGGTGACGCTATCAAATCGCGCTGTTGATGCTGACGAAATAGAAACACCAGAAGGCTAACCAATGGCTGTCGAAACTGCCGACGATCTAGCTGTATTTTTCTCAATCGATGACTTTGGTCTCGCTGGGAGTTACACGCTCAATGGTGGTGCAACCAGCACAATCAATGGCATTTACGACAATGAATTTCTCGAAGTTGATCCGCAAAGCGGCGTTGGCATTGTTTCAGCGGAGCCACGTTTTATGTGCCGATCCTCTGATGTGCCTGGTTCTGCTGCTCCTGGCGATGCGCTCGTCGTCAATTCAATAAATTACACTGTTCGCGTTATTCAGCCGGATGGCACTGGCGTCACTACCTTGGTTCTGGAGCGCGACTAATGGCACATCTTAGAAAGCAGCTTCGAGATCGAGCAATCACTGATTTGACCGGATTAACGACCACTGGATCTAATGTTTACGCAAGTCGCGTTTATCCAATGGCTTCTGGCAATCTTCCTGGGCTTTGTGTTTATACACGCGATGAAAGCATCGAGGTTTCGACGATTGTGCCACCTCGAACACAAATGCGCGAATTAAGCCTGGTGATCGAAGGTTATGCAGTATCGACTACAGTTTTAGATGATACGCTCGATCAGATTGCGCTCGAAGTCGAAGAGGCGATGGCTGGCGACATAACGATGAATGGCCTTGCTAAAACAATTAGGCTACAATCTGTCGAGGCTGATTACAGTGATGAAGGTGAGAGGCCAGCAGGCATGGTTCGCCTCATTTATGTGATAGAATATGCAGCAGTCGAGAATGATCTGGAGAATGCAGCATGAAACGTGTGATGGTCTTCCCTCCCAACGGTGGTGAGGGTATAGAGATTTCTGAAGATCGTTTAGATCTTTATGAAAGCCGGGGTTGGACTTCTGACCGCCCTAAATCCGAGCCGATCTTGGCTCAAATCGAAGAAAGCCAGGAGGATTAAGATATGGCGACTTTTGTAGGCTCCGGCGGCACTGTTCTCGTCGGCTCTGATGTAGTGGGTGAGATCCGTTCATGGACTGTAGATGAGACGATGGACCCCATCGAGACCAGTACTATTGGCGACTCATACAGAACCTTTTCCGTTGGAATGAAGGGCTGGAGCGGAACAATGGAAGTGTACTTCGATGACACTGACACCGCTCAACAGGCAATGACTGTCGATAGCTCGATCACTGTTTCTTTCCAGATGGAAGGTAATACAACTGGCGATCATAAATTATCAGGCACTGCTCTGGTAACGGGTCGCTCAGTTACAGCCAGCTTTGACGGCATGACTGAAGCAACTTTAACGGTTCAAGGTACAGGCGCTTTAACTGAAGGCACTGTTGCCTAATCAAAAACGGCAATGGGTGGGGGTGAAATATCTCCCACCTAACGTCAATTTAACGGGAGAAAAATTATGGCTCAAAAGAAAGAGCAAACAAGTGTCGTCGATAGGATCAAAGCTCATTATGATGCTCAAGGCTTACGCGAAATCCGCGTTCCAGAATGGGGTGACGATGATGGGCCGCTTATTATCTTCTCTGCGCCTTTTACTTTGCGCGACCAAGCTAGGATTGATTTTGCTAGTCGCAACAGTGAAAGCCAAATTGATGCGCTTTGCGAAGTTCTTGTTCAAAAGGCATTAGCTGAAGATGGTTCTAAAATGTTCAATGCGGGTGATAAGAAAACATTAAGAGAACACGCTGACATCGAGGTCATTTCGAGAATTTGTACAGAGATAATGGGTTCAAAGACTGAGGAACTGGAAAAAAACTAAGAGAAGACGATCAACGTCAGTTTTTATTTTATATGGCTGATCGTCTGCATAAAACGGTTTCTGAGTTAGAAAGAGAAATGACGTTAACAGAGTTTATTGAGTGGAGCGTTTTTGTTAAACTAGAAGACGAACGCAGCAAAGGTCGAGGCGATGGCGGATCAACAGCTAAAGATAGACTTAACCGCTAAAGATAAAACCGCTGCTGCGTTTCGCGCCCTCAATAATAGGTTAGCGGCTACCAGAAGCGCTGCAATGGCTGTCGGCGGTGCAATCGGGAAAGTCACTTTAGCAGCTAGTGCGCTTGGCGCTGGTTTTGCTGTTGCTACTAAAAAAGCTCTTTCTTTCGCTGATAACATTGCAAAGACTGCCGATAAGGTTGGTATTTCCACTACAGCGCTTCAAAAATATAGATTTGCCGCTGATCTTGCTGGCGTATCGAGCCAAGAATTAGACAACGCTCTTAGGAAACTTCAACAATCGGCTGGTGAGGCCACAACTAAAGGCACTGGCGCTGCTTATGATGCCTTCAATCAATTAGGACTTGGAGCGGATCTTGCAGCAGGTAAGCTCGAAGATGGTGAAGTAAGGTTTAGAGCGGTTGTTCAAGCCTTAGAAAAAGTAGAGAACCAATCACAAAAAGCTGCATTAGCTGCTGCTGTATTTGGTGGACGAATGGGTCCTCAACTTGTCAATTTATTGAACCAAGGCATTGCTGGACTTGATAAAACAGGCAAGAGAGCCGAGGAACTAGGTCTCATAATAAGCGAAGAATTAACGCGAAACAGTGAAAAAGCCATCGACACCATCGCTGAATTGCAAACAACGCTCAAAACAAAATTAGTTGCAACGCTTGTTGAAGCGGCTCCGGCCATAAATGAATTTGGTCAAGAATTATTAAACAACCTTCCGAATATCATTTCAAAGATGCGTGAATTAGCTCAAGTGTTTGGGCTGATTGGTGTTACTGCGACTGATAAAATAAATGCTCTAAATGAGGAAATAGGAAAATTTCAAAAGAGTTTAGATAACCTGTACGCAAAGGCTTCTAGAGGAAAGCGTGATTTAACACCTAAAGAATTGGTCGAGCAAGACCGACTCCTGGCACAGATTGAAAAAAGACAGCTTGCCATCAACGCACTGACAGTGGCTAGAGATAAAGCATTAAGTGATGCGGGGGTTGGTCCAAAGACAGGTGGCGATACTAAAACTACTGGCAAAGATGGCAACATAGCATCTCAAATTGAAGAGGATTTAAGAAATAGAATTATACAAAGCCAACTCCGCTCAAGGCAAATTGCTGAAACTCAAGTCGAGTATATGTATGCCAGCAATCTTCAGAGGGAAAGAGCTCTTAAATTAGAACAAATCATGGCTCAGTTAGATCAGGCCAAAGTGCAATTAAGCGCATCTCAGATGAAGTTGTTGATGGAAGATTTGGACCGAGAGTTTGAATTAAAAGCCATTCTCGAAGAAAAATTAAAAGTAGACGAAGAGCGCAACAAAGCAGCAGAGCGTCAGAAAGAATTGCAACAACAAATCGCTGATATTATGCAAGATGGCATCAGAACAGCCAATGAAGCGATCAGCGGCTTAATTTCTGGCACAATGAAGTGGAAAGATGCCCTTGGATTAGTGCTTAACAAGGTTCTCGATATTGTCACTCAAATGGGTAAAACCAAAAGCGGTGGATTTAGCTTCGATCAATTATTCAAATTAGGAGGCTCTTTCCTAACAAGTATGTTTGGCGCTCCAGCAAATCCAAGCGCAAACATGAGCGGTCCAGAATTGTATTATCACAATGGCGGTATGGTTAATCGCAGATCTGGAATGGGTTTCCGCTCTGATGAGCGTATGATCGTTGCTCGAACAGGCGAGCGTGTATTGAACAGAGGCCAAGCAATGATGGGTGGCGCTGATGGTGGAGTTACACTAAATCAAACGATCAATCTCACAACTGGCATCCAGCAAACGGTTAGAGCAGAGGTTATGTCGTTGGCTCCTCAAATTGCAGCACAAGCAAAAGCAGCAGTGCTAGACGCTAAGAGAAGGGGTGGCGGGTTCTCCGCTGCATTCGCATAATGGCAATAAGTTATCCATTAGCTCTACCGAGCCACACAGGCATCGCTAAGATCGATCTTAGAGCGGTTCAAGTCACTGCAATGACGATGAGCCCATTCACCTATAAGCAGCAAGTTGTCGTGCATCCAGGGCAAAGATGGGAAGCAGAGATCAGCCTGCCACCAATGAAGAGAAGCGACGCTGAAGCCTGGGTTGGTTGGTTGCTTTCGTTGCGCGGTCGATCTGGAACTTTCTTGCTCGGTGATCCATTAGCAACCTCACCAATCGGCAATGGTGGTGGAACGCCAGTGGTAACGGGTGCAAGTCAAACCGGAGCCACTCTAAACATCGATGGCTGCACTGCTAACCAAGGAACCTGGCTTGCGGCGGGTGATTATATTCAGCTTGGAAGCGGATCGAGCAGCCAGCTTTACAAAGTCACTCAAACAGCTTCGAGTGATAGTTTAGGTAACGCAACCCTTGAGATATGGCCTGAGCTTCGATCATCGCCTGCTGATGGAGCTACAGTCACGGTTGATGCTCCAAAAGGTTTATTTCGACTTTCTACAAACGAAGTGAATTGGTCGATCAACGAAGCCTCGGTTTTTGGCGTTACATTCCCAGCGGTTGAGGTGATAACGTGAGTCGTTCTCTTGATGGGATAATGCTGCAAGCTATTGCTGAAGGCACAGTTTATCCATTCTACACTGTGGATCTTATGTTCGACAGCGTTACTGGCGTAAGCTCTCCGTTATATCTTTGGACTGGCAGCGGCACTGTAACGATTGAGGGAAATTCTTACATCGGAACCGGGCAATTTTTAGAGCTATCAGCGTTCGAGGAAACCACTGATATTTCTGCAAGGAATGCCACCTTAACTCTATCAGGTATCCCATCAGATTTGCTCTCCCTGGCATTGCAGATTCCCTATCAGGGCCGCAAGTGCATCATTCAATTTGGCGTCTTCACAACTGGCAACATCCTCAAGGAAGATGGCGCTTATCTACTAAAAGAAGATGGCGGTAAGTTTATCCTCGAAGCTACAGAGAAAAGCAGATCCATCGTGTTCTCCGGTTTTATGGATCAAATGAAAATCACTGAGGCTGGAGATACAAGCCAAATCTCTCTGATTGTTGAAAGCAGATTGGTTGATTTGGAGCGAGTCAGGGTTCGTCGATATACATCAGAGGATCAAAAATCTAGGTTTACCAATGACTTGGGCTTCGATTTTGTGAATGACCTTCAAGACAAGGAAATCTTCTGGGGGCGCAGATGAGGCGACCTAATGCTGATCTCATCCTCTCGGAATATATCGATGAATGTAGAGATCGACCATTTGCATGGGGCAAGTTTGATTGCTTAACCTTCGCAAATAACTGCATCAAAGCTCAAACTGACAGCGGTGCGCTTGATGATTTGATTGGTGGTTATAATTGTCCTGTAAGCGCTTTATATAGGCTCAGGAAGCGCGCTAAGGAATTAGGGTATAGCGCAACAGCTACAATCGTCGATGCACTCAGTGATCGCTTAAAGCGCATTGAAACAGACTATCCTCCAAGGGGCAGCATTACGGCTAAAAAGTCTGATGGCGAAGAAATGGTGATGGGTTGGATGCTAGGTGTCGTTATGCGTCGGCATTCGGCTTTCGTTGGACCGGAAGGACTGTTATTTATAGATCGTCAACCTGATGATTTATACTGGAGCGTTCAATGAAGTGGCGTTTGCTTGCGACAACTGCTCTGACTGCTGGTTTGTTAGTTGCCTCCGCTCCAGAGGGTGCTTCCGCTGATCCTGTAACGGTAACGGTTCTAGCAACAGCATTAGCATCTGGCGCTGGTGCTGGCATCGCTGCTGGTACATTTACCGCATTTTTCACGGCATTTGCTGTTTCGGCTGCAATGGGTTTTGTCTCAGTAGCTCTAACCCCTAAGCCAAAGAAGCCGCGAGTAACAGAAGGCGGATTCGTCCAAAACAATGTCGGTTCTGCTTTAGATCACGCTATTGTTTATGGCGAAACAAAAGTTGGTGGCGTGGTTTTCTATGCAGCTACAAGCAACGATGAAACCATATTGCATCGAATGATTGCTGTCGCTGGACATGAGATCGATAGTTATGTCAGCTTTTATCTGAACGATGAAGAAATCACCATTGGCGATGATGGTGTTTGCACTGCGCCAGCAAGGTTTGCAGATAAGGTTTACATCGAAACTAGGCTTGGAACTGACGATCAAGAAGCGGTTGATTTGTTTGCGTTTTATAGGACTGTTAATGGGACAGAAGAGCCAGTCGATGTGGTTTTAGACGAAGATGCCGATAACTGGACCGACCAGCATCGAGCGCGTGGTGTTGCTTATATTTACTCGGCGCTAAAGTTCGATCAAGCAGCGTTCCCTAATGGCGTTCCAACGCTAACTGCTGTCGTTAAGGGGAAGAAGGTTTACGATCCTCGCACTGCAACAACGGCTTGGAGCGACAATTCTGCTCTTTGCATCCGTGATTATCTTACTTCTGATTATGGTCTCTCATGCGATAGCTCTGAGATTGATGATGTTTCTTTTGCTGATGCAGCTAACGATTGCGATGAAAATATTGGTTTAAGTGGTGGTGGTACGGAAAAGCGCTACACGGCAAGTGGTACTTTCACGACCGCATCAAACCCATCAGATGCTATCACTCAAATGCTAACCTCGATGGCTGGAATTATCTGGTATTCCCAAGGTCGATTCGGTGTTCGGGCTGGAACGTGGGACGCACCAACTTTATCATTTAATGAGGATGATCTGATTGGACCGATTGAAGTCGTGACTAGGATGTCGCGTAGGGATCAGATCAACGAGGTTCATGGCATATTTCGAGGTGCTGAATCCAATTATCAGCAAACTGACTATCCACCAATCAAATCAAGTGTCTTTTTAGCTGATGATAACAATCAAAAATCAGTCCTCGATCTAGCTCTTCCATTTACCAGCACATCAAGCCGAGCCCAACGCATTGCTAAAATTGCCCTCTATCGTCAACGTGAACAGCTTCGCGTCAACGTCACGATGGGCTTGTCAGGGTTTAAGGCAAAGATTGGTGACATTATCCAGCTAACAAACACTCGCATGGGTTGGACGAATAAAACGTTCGAAGTCACTGATTGGAGCTTTGCACTTGGCGACGATATGGGTTTTGAGACCAATCTAGCTCTAAGTGAAATCTCAGAAGGCGTGTTTGAGTGGGACGCTGAAGAGCAAGCATTTCTTCAAAATAATACAGTCTTACCATCACCATATAATGTTGCATCGGTTGGATTAACCATATCAAACGAGCTTCGCAAAACCAGACAGTCGGTCGTTGGTATTCTGCTTGCCAACATTACCTCCAGCACTCCAACGCGCGTGGCATCGGTTGAGTTGCAATTTAAGTTATCAAGCGAAGATGATACTTCTTGGAGAACATCATCAACAGGAGCATTGGGACGACTTGAAATCGTCAACCTTATCGATGGCGAAGAATATGACTTTAGAGGTAGGGCTATTTCGCCGCTTGGTCTCTATGGTGATTACACGACTGTCACTAATCAAACATTCACGCCATTTGCTGCACCGCCAGAGGATGTCACTAATTTCCAATATTCATTCTCTCGCGGTAATTTAATTATATCATGGACACCTGTTCCTGATCTTGATGCGTCTCACTATGAAATCAGACATTCAACTGCAACCACTGGAGCAACTTTTGATGCTTCTGGCGTCATAGCAACGAGTATTGCTCATCCGACATCCACTTTCGTTTACACAGCTCGCGCTGGAACCTATTATATCGCAGCGGTGGATCGAAGCGGTAACAGATGCGTAAACCATGCTCACTTTGTCATTCTTGGTTCTGATCTGCCTACGCTAGGATTTTCATTTGCACAAACAGAAGATCCAACATTCGCTGGCACTAAGACAAATATGCAGGTCGTTTCCAGTGAATTGCTGATGACTAGCTACGCATCTTCTGGATCGACTGGAACTTATGAGTTCTCCAATTACATCGATCTTGGTGCAGAAGAAACCGCTCGCGTCGATATGGTGTTTACAGAAACCAGGCATCATGCAAATGCAACAGCGGGTGAAGTAAATTGGGACGATATTTCTTCGTCATTTACCTGGGATAACTGGATCGGCAACTTTGATGATTGGACTGATGAAAACGTCGCGTGGAATGATTATGATTATACGTTCTATGTTAGAACCACTCCCGATGCACCAGGCGGATCACCAACATGGTCGAGTTGGTCGATTGTTTCGGGTGGCGACTTAACAGGACGAGGCTTTCAGTTTAAGTTAGAAGTGTCTAATAGTGCTAATAACGTCAGCCCAGCTTTCTCAGAAATTGAAGCACAAGTGAGCTACTAAAATGAGCCAAAACGACTTTGTAATCGCTAATCAGACAGCCTCATCGGCTAGAGCAGACATCAACTCTGCACTCCAAGCGCTTGCCAGTAATTCATTGGGATCGAGCGCACCATCGACGACATATGCGGGTCAATTCTGGTTTGACTCAGCAAACGACAAGCTGAAAATCAGAAATGAAGGTAATTCAGCATGGTTGGATTTTGCTGATGTTGGAAGTTCAGTAACTCCCGCACCTGGTTATGCATCACAAGCTGAAGCACAAGCTGGAACCAATAATACCAAACTGATGACGCCACTGAGAACTGTTCAAGGTGCTTTCCCAGCTTATTCAAATTCGGCTAATGGCTATACAAAGCTCGCTAGTGGTCTAATTATCCAATGGGGGTACATACCTCAAAACGGTGGCAGTAGTGTAACTTTTCCAATATCTTTCTCGTCTGCTTGTTACAATGTACACGTCCAACCTCATCGCCCAACTGGTAATGATTACGATCAAATTTCGGTAGAAGGACCAACTATCTCAACAAGTGGTTTTTCGTTTAATTGGTCTAATGATACGACTGGCATTCACTGGTTCGCATTGGGGGTCTAAAATATGGCTGACACAAAAATCTCAGATCTTACGGCTCTCACTGGTGCTAATGTCGCTGATGATGATGAGTTTGTTATCGTTGATACGTCAGCCGCGCAAAGTAAGAGGATAACTAAAACTGAACTGGCTGTTGCGCTTGGTACTAATGACACGCTTGCAGATGTTTTAGGCAAAGGCAATACGACTGGTGGTACGGATATATCGGTATCGTCTGGCGATGACATTACCTTTGCAGATAACTCTAAAGCCATCTTCGGCACTGGGTCTGATCTACAGATTTACCATAATGCTAGTAATTCTTACATTGAAGATACAGGCACTGGTAATTTAAATTTAAGAACAAACGGAACAAGTGTTAGAATTGATAGTACAGGTTCAGCACAGTTAGCGGCAACATTTGTTCCTACTGGAGCGCAAACTTTCTATTATAACAATAGCCAGAAACTTGCCACAACCACCAGCGGCATCGACGTCACCGGCACTGTCACGGCTGATGGGCTGACTGTGGACACTAACACGCTGTACGTGGATAGCGCGAATAATCGGGTTGGGATTGGCACAGTATCGCCCGGCTCTAATCTGCATGTTTCCTCGTCTGGAGATACTATTGCTCGGGTTACATCTGGTGACGGATTTGGTGCATTTCTTGATTTGGGGGATGCTTCTGATCCTGATGGTGGCCGCATTGTGTATGACAGTGGCAGTAACCTAACTTTCAACACCGCTAGCACAGAACGCCTCCGCATCGACAGCAGTGGGGGCGTCCATGTAGGTGGCACTTCTGAAGCTGGGACTTCTCAAGTATCCCTAAACCCATCGGGGTATATCAAAGCACGCAAGAATGACGTGTCTGGCATATTTGATCGTATTACTAGTGATGGCGACATCGTTCAGTTCCGCAAAGACGGCACCACTGTGGGGATTATTGGGGGCCACACTTCAAGTGTTGTTGGCCTTTCCGTTCGTGGTAATGCATCCTATGGCGGCATCGGTTTACCTAATGATAGAAACACACTTTGGCCTGTTGGTGCTACTGGAAATCCTGCTGATAACTTTATGGATATGGGTAGTAGTTCAGTTCGTTGGAAAGACCTCTACCTCTCCGGCACAATCCAGATCGAAAAAGGCACTGGAAATGTTGGTGTAGGGCGTGATGCATTGTATGCTAACACAACCGGAACCAATCTATCTGCCTTTGGGCTGGGTGCTGCAA